TTCGACCTTGACCGCGGGGGCGTTGCCAGCGTCCCCGTTCCCGTTTACCGTGACCTTCGTGTCCTTCGTGTTCTCTGCCATGACTGTAACCCTCCAAAAGGTTTGTGTGTGTGTCGGGGGAATCAGCCCCCCGACACTTACAGTATAGCACGTTTACGCAGCGTGTGCGCATGAATATACTGGGCGAAAGTGCAGAAAAATCTAGCTCACTCTCTTACGTCTCTCGCCATCTAAAATCATACATTCCTTATGTAAACTCACTTATAACAAAACACATTCACTCACATCCCCACAAAACGTCCGCAAAAAATTTCCAAAAAACCAAAAAATCGCCGTTTCATATTGACCGTTGTCCGACTACTTGGTATGATACATTTACACATAGACTACGTGAGGTGCTGCATGACGAATGGCGCGTTTGATTTATCGCGTGTACGCAACAGGATTATTGAACACATTGAGTTATTGCCGAGTGAGATTTTAGATCATCCCGGTCAAGCGTGGGATCATCCTGAATCGCAGGCGCGTGCTTTAGCTGGCATACTTGAAGAAGTTGGCATAGTAGACGAGATATTGGTATACAGATCAGAGCGTGCGAATGGTGCGTATGTAACGCCTGATGGGCATTTACGCAAGAGTCTTGATCCTCGCAAGCCGTGGCCGTGTACTGTATTAGATTTGACGGATGAGGAGGCCGATTACGTATTAGCGACGAAGGACCCTGTGGGGATGATGAAGAAGACTAACGCTGAGGCTCTGGATGCGTTATTGAGTTCGGTATCATCTGCGAATCAGGCCGTACAGGAGATGTTTGCCGACATAGCGCAGCGCTCCGGGCTTTATCTTGATTCTTCTGCTGACTTGAACACATCGTATGATGTACCTGAATCCGACAATAAGGACAGCAAATCATACGAATTTATATTCAGCAAAGAGCAGTATGAATTTGTGGTTGACATTGTGCGCAAGGCCATTAGCGCTGGTCACGGCATTTCAGATAAAAATGGGCATCGTGACGGGAATGCGTTATTTTATTTACTGAATAATCTAGCTGAAGATGTATTTATTTGAGCGTGAGGTACGCGCGTTACTTGAAACGCTACATTGTGTAGAACACACCAGCAAGGAGAGTGTGCGTGCTGTATTACTTGCGCGCAAACTAGAAAACCTTTTGAAGCTTAGGGAGCAGCTTAAGAAATCAGAGGGGCGCGCGTTACATCTTTTACGCAAAGTTGATTACAGTTCGATAGTGCCGCATATAATTCCTGTGGCTCCTGAGGACATGCCCGTTTGGCGTTATTGCAGGCACGTAATTTCCTCTGCGCCATTTTTGACAAGGCCCGCGCGTGCGGTTTATTTCTTTTGCATTGACAGAAAAACAAATGGCGTTTTAGGCATTTTGGACATTGGTTCTGAAATGCAATCATTAGGGCCAAGGGACAGATATATTGCGTGGTCTTACGACAAAAAATGGCATTACGGTCTAAACCACATTGCTAATATGGGAACGTGTGTATCTGTAGAGCCGTTTGGTCAATTATGTGGAGGAAAATTTCAAGCTGTAGCCATGACGAGCAGCGAGATAGGCAGACTATGGCAAAAACGTTACGGAGACGAACTTGCCGCGATTAGCACTACGAGTTTATATGGCAAATCATCTGTTTATAACAGGCTTGCCGAATATAAATATCTTGGCAATACGCCCGGCATTGGTGTCGCCCACGTTTCAGCTGATGATTATAAACTATTGAAGCAGTTTGTAATCAGAAACAATCTTAGAACAAGAGTTTCAGGCGCGTTATCAATAATGTCGCAACACGATGTAATCACGACTGTTTGTTCTGCGCTAAACTTTGACATCAAGCGTATTTCTTCGCATCAACCACGTGGTGTTTATTTCGCGCAAACGGGCGTAAACGCGTTAGAATATTTACGAGACACTGAGAGCACCAAATTTGAACCTTATGAGCGCGATATCGCTGCAATCAGCGAATGGTATTTACAGCGTTGGTATAAACCACGTTACGAAAAGAAACTAGACGTTATCGATGGTTTTTCGTTTGATGTTTATCAAGTGGACGCTCAAATAGACCTATGTCGATCTGCGCAAAACAATCATGCGCGATTGGAAGTTGAGTCAGATGTCGAATAATAAAAGACAAGCTTTTGATCCTGATCCTGAGGAGTTAATCGATGCGATTCATCGCCTGAACGGTAATTCTGCTGCTATCGCTAAATCGTTCAACGTTCCTCGTTCTACGCTACAATATTGGTTTGAAGTGCATCCCGACATGCAGGCTGAGCTTCATGCAGCGCGCGAAGAAATGTTGGACATGGCCGAATCGTCATTGTACCGGCGCGTGCTGGCAGGCGATTCGTGGGCCGTATGTTTTTTCTTGAAGACACAGGGTCGCAAACGCGGCTACATTGAGCGTGGTGAGACATTCAATCTGAATGTGAATTTGGAAAAGTTAACCATTGAGCAACTCGAAAGACTCGCTGCCGGTGAACATCCTTCTCTCGTCCTCGGAACCTCCACGGCGGAGACCAGGACGACCGAAGAAAGTGCCGGAAGAACGGCAGCTGACCCTCTTACAATTGAGGGCACAAGCTCTTTTAGCGCTGAAGAAGAAGCAGGCGACTGAACCTGAGTCGCGCCAGGCGCGCTTGGACTGGACGCCCCTGCCTAAGCAGAAGCTCGCGCTAGAGACGCCTGCGTTTGAAACGCTGTACGGTGGCGCGGCGGGCGGAGGTAAGAGCGATTTACTCGTCGCGCTGGCGCGTCTCTATCACCGGCGCGTCATTCTGCTACGGCGCACATTCCCCGATCTTGAGCGTTCGCTGATCCTGCGCTCCGTCGAACTGTACGGCGACCGCAACGCCTATAACGCGGGCAAGCACGTCTGGAGCTTGGATGGTGGCACGCAACGCATTGAGTTCGGCCATCTTCAGGAAGAAAACGACGTTTATAATTTCCAGTCTGCTGAATATGATCTGATTGGTTTTGATGAGGTCACGCAATTTACGAAGTTTCAGTATCAATACATGGCTTCGCGCGCCCGTACCACGGCATCGGGACAGCGCGTGCGTATTGTCGCCTGCACTAACCCCGGCAACGAGGGCAACGATTGGGTGATGGAGCGTTGGGCCGCGTGGCTTGACGAAGGCTATCCTAATCCCGCACAACCCGGCGAAGTGCGCTGGTTCAAACCCGATAAAGATGGTCGGGATGTTGAGACGACTGAAGACGATCCCGACGCCCTTTCACGCACTTTCATCGCTGCCAGACTGGAAGATAATCCGCATCTGCCAGACGAATATCGGCGTCAGCTAAACGCCCTGCCCGAACCTTGGCGATCACAATTGAAAGATGGCAAGTGGTCGTCAGGTTTATTTGACGATCCGTATCAAATCGTGCCGACGGCGTGGATCAAAGCGGCGCAGGCGCGCTGGCGACCGGATGGTCGTTTAGGCTTTTTGACAACGGTGGGTGTTGATCCGGCGCGCGGTGGGCAGGATCAGACGGTGCTTGCGCCGCGTTACGGCAATTGGATCGGACCACTGCAAAAATATGATGGCCGATTGACGACTACGGGCTATAGTGTAGTACAGTTGTTACTGCCATTGATGAAGCGTGGCGGAGTCGCTAACATCGACGTGATCGGCATTGGCTCAGCCGTTGTTGATGCCGCGAATGAACACAATTTAGAGTTGGTTGGCCTGAACGTGTCGTCGCCTAGCCTAAAAACCGATAAGTCTGGTAAAATTCGCATGACGAACTTGCGCGCGTATCTGTACTGGAAATTACGCGAAGCGCTTGATCCGGAGGGCGACATCTTGCTGGCCTTGCCGCCTGATCCGGAATTGTTGGGTGATCTACGCGCAACGAAGTGGACGACATCGACGCGCGGCATCAAGATCATTGACAAGGATGAAATTCGGCAGCGACTGGGTCGTTCGCCTAACTGCGGCGACGCGGTCGCGCTGGCAATTTATGAACCTGAACCCTTAGTCGGCGGCGTAGGACGCATCTTTTAGGAGTCAGTATGCCATCACTTTCGCAGCAACCCCGTTTATCCAACACGCAAGAAGCGATTCAGTATATCTTCACGCTGTGGGAGTCATCTACCGGCATGCCCGCGTGGAGCAGTCCCGGTCGCACGGCCAAGCTGCGCGAGTTTGCGCGTTCGGAGCCGATTCTGTCGGGTGCGCTGGCGTCGATGACTTCTAAAGTGCTGTCGCTGGACTGGCAGATCGTTGGCGGTCGCAATCGTGTCAAGCAGTATCAGGAGTTGCTGGCCCACGCGGAAGACGGCAAAGGCTGGCAGTCGATGTTGGGACGTTGGGTGCAAGACTATCTCAACACCGACATTGGTGGCTTCATCGAACTGGCGCGTCAAGGCAAAAATGGCCCCGTTGTCGGTCTGTATCATCTTGACTCCGAGTGCGTCGGTTTGACCGGCGCGGTCAATTATCCTGTCGTGTATGTGCCTAAACTCACCAGCGGCAAGCTGAATAAGGCTGGCGGCATTCGTTTTCGACCGCTTGACTATGCGCGCATTGTCGATATGGAATCGCCGGACGAATCAAAATTCGGCTTGGGTTTTTGCGCGGTGAGTCGCGCTTACAAAGCCGCGCGTGTGCTGCTCGCGCTCTACAACTACGACGAAGAAAAGTTGGCCGACATGCCAATGCCAGGTCTGGTCACGATCACGGGTATGACGATGCCGGAAGTAGAAGCCGCGTTTGCGCTCTATAACGCGCATCGCGAATCGCGCGAACAAGCTGTCTTCAAGGGCTTGCTCTGGCTGGCTTCACAGAGTTCGCCGCTGAATCCGATTGACGCCAAGCTGGTGTCGTTCGCCGGACTACCGGAAAACTTCGACCGCGAACAGACTTATTCGCTGTATATCTACACGCTCGCGCTAGACTTTGGCGTTGATGCGCGTGAATTCTGGCCCGCCACGCAATCCGGCGCGACTAAGGGCGAAGCTGAAGTGCAGGCGCAGAAGGCTAAAGGCAAGGGTTTCGGCCAATTGCTGACCAGCATCGAATACACGCTCAACTGGAACGTACTGCCGGAAGGCATTGAGTTCCGCTTTGATCGCCGTAACGATGACGATGATCTGGCGCGCGAAATCTGGCGCGGGCAAACGATCAACAATATTCGCAAGCTCTACGATCCGCCGCCAGGCAGCACGATGGGCTTGATCGACATCGACGAAGCGCGCCGCCTGCTAGTTGATGCGCAAGTTGTGCCGGATTGGATTTCTGAAACCGATAGCATTACGCTGCACTCGCAAGATCGTACCTTCCCAGAAGAAGCGCCCGAAAAAGTGCTGTCAGAAAAGCTGGCCGCGGAAGAAGCCCAGGCTAAGGCCGAAGCCGCTAAGGCAGCCGCGCAAATAAAACAACCGTCCGAAGAAAACACGACGCAAATAGAACAAAAAGCCGCCCGTGCCGGACTTGAGCGCGGCGAAGATTTGGTAGCGATCAATTTATCAGGTGGCGTGCAAACGCTGTGGACCAGTCGTAAGACTTTCTTGCCGCCGCGTCGTGAACTTGACGCGCAGCGCGCCGCCGCAATTGCGCATTTGCAAGCTGCGGGCCTACTGATTACAGAAGGAGCTAAAAATGAGCCATCGGCATAATCACTGCTGCCATGCAAATCTCAAATACTGCGCGCATTGCAACGTAGTCTATTGCGTAGACTGCGGCAAGGAATGGATGTCGCCGACTTATACCTACAACATGCAGCCTTCTTGGACCTACACCACATCCGATTCCATGCCTAGTAACGACGACTATACGCTAAGAATCACCTGCGCACACGCGACTTGTCATGTACCCGAATAAAGTCGCGCGCATGCGCACGTTAGTCGAAATTGGTCTGCTGCCTGAAATCGCCCAAGCCATCGTTGAGGAAGCCGATCAAGTTGACGATCTGCTAACAGAAGTGCAGATGAACGCCACAGCTTTCGTAAACGATTCAGATCGCGAACGCGCGCGCACTTTTGTCCTCTATTCATCCATCGTGCCAGATCGCATCAGGCGCATGTTCGATGCGCTGAGCGTTTGAGATGGCGTCTAAATTCGCGGTCTGTAAACATGCAGCTAGCGCGCCTCACGGTTGCGGTTTGGTTGCGGCGCAAGTCAGCGGCTACGAAGATGATGGTAAGCCTATCATTTGGCGCTGCAACTTTTGCGATTGCGAGAAGCTAAAAGCAACTAGCGGAAGCGAAGGTTCTGAAGCTGAGCAAAGTGCCCCCTGTTACGGGGGCACAACTAGCGTTTAGCGATAGGACTTTGCTTCGCTCGTTTACGCGCTTACGTTTTGCCGACCCAGGTGGTTGAATTTACTCGGCGACATTTTTGATGTTCTTTCAGCGCGGCCACACACCGACGGGGGACGGCTTGTAGACCGTCAATCTGGATTTGTCCTTGTGGGACGACCATGCAGGGCCAACTACTTACCAGCTACGCTGGCGGACTGAGCCTCTTGTCCAATTGAGTAGTTATGTGACGTTCGCGCTCTGCATATTGCGAACCTTGTTAACGCAAAAAGTCTGGCTCACGCCAGACTTTTATATTTTACGCTGCCAGCCGACTAGCTTTTCGCTATCAGCTAACGTATTAACCTGTTCTGTTACGGTAAAGCACTCGCTGCACTGCCACCAGTAAGCGATGGGAATTTGCATCGTAGGTTCGATCTGCCGACAGAGCGTTAGGTATGCTTCGCCGCAGGTCGGGCAGACGGCTATCTCTACGTTGGAAGGTTGCTTTTTCAGCATGACAATAAAAGACTCCTGTGCTAAGGCCGGGACCGATTAGTTAGCAAGTGATATTGTTGCGCGCTTTATTATGATATCCTCTATGCAGCATATCAGAGATACAAACTTTTCGCGTCGCGCTTTAAGTTCAAATTCAACTTCAAGTCGTGCGTCTGGATTGTCGTAAATCGATATACGCTTTTTGACGCGAGAAAAACTTTTAGCAGCTTGAATTTGTATCTTTCTATTACGATGCGTCAACTGTTTTTCTAAAAGTTCTAACAATTTTACATCCTGTTCGCGCGTGATATCCCAATGTTTTACCCGCTCTAGGGTGCAGTCAATTTGCTTGATTATTGGTAGATAGCGCTCACGCCGTAATCGTAATTCAGCGATGTTGCAATTCCAAATTTCAGGGTAAGTCGTTTTTTCTCTGAGTATAAGCTGATCCGGTGAAATATCATCTCGTTCAATAAAAACTTCTTTGCTCGGCTTATCTGATAAGTTGTTTTTTATTTCGCTAAAAAACAACTCGGCCTCATCCGACGAGGCTATTTCATATAGTTTTATCCCTCTTAGTTGACACGTTTCACGCTTGAAGCGATCACGACGTAGACGACTTACGAAGTTTGCCTGATTCCCGTGAAAGAACGGCACATATATATAATGCTGAGCACCTTGTATCTCAACGGCTAAATCAAGCGATTGAACGTAAAAGTCTAATTCTAGTCGTTCTCCTTCTGATGTTATTAACCAATCTGGACGGCAATTCTCGCGCGGTTCGTATTCGATGAGATTGCTATAAATCCAATTGCTAACATACCGTTGTAGTTGCGATGTTGACATCCAATACTCCAGTTTGTGAAACATATGTAATCGTATACTGTAATGACCGCGTTGTAAATGATCTGGATCATATCAATATAATTTTCACAATATGATATAGATCATATTGCTACAGCTTTCACAAGTCGCCATAAACGCACATCGGTTTACGTATTGACCATTTGCCGCACTTGCGCTTACAATAACGGCGCAGCCTGTTATGGCTGTTGTACTGCGCGTTGGGGCGTGCCGAGGTATTGTGTGGTGTACCGTTATGAGGCACTGGGGACCGCTTGGTGAAGGCACCTCCTACGAGCGTGTGGCTGGATGGCTGCCAACTTGGGGCCAGCGCCCCAACGCATATCTTCATAATGGAGGTTAGAAGTGGCTGAGTTTGCAACCGCGCTGTTTCTGGCAGTAGTTGTTAAGGCAATTCTGGACTACGTAGCCGAACCCCTGCGTACTAAGTTTCCGACACTTGATTTGTGGTGGTTCAACTATGTCGCGTTGGTGCTTGGCGCGCTGGTCAGTTGGCTGGCTGATTTGAATCTGTTTGTTGATTTCGTCGCTACTCCCTGGCTCGGCAAACTGCTTACGGCAATTCTGGTGGGCGGTGGCGCAAAGCTTTTGAACGACGTATTCTCCAACGCTCCTAATCGGGCGACTGCGACGCCGCTGCGCGAGATGCGCGGCACTGAATCCGTGCCGGTAGTCAAGATCAAAGAACGCAACAAAGGCTGGTAACAGTGGCAGATTTACCGAACTATGTCTGGGACACATCGGCTAAAGGCGGGCGTTATCGCACGCTGCTTGCTGATGGCCGCTTAGGTCGGTTTGTCGCTAACGAATTTATGGCTGACGCGCTGCGCGAGATGGCGACGAACGGTGAAGAAGCGCTGTTTCAGCTGGCTCGCGCAGTACGTGATGGTGTATTGAAACCCGTTGAAGTTCAACTGGCCTCGCAAATCGTCCTCAAAGACCTCTATAATGCCTTTACCGCACTGGCATACGGCGGCTGGTCGAATGTGCCTTTCGCCGCCTGGGGTCGTAACGGTCAAATCCTGCGCTACGAATACGCCTACTGGCGCGATTTTATGCGCGAAATTATGGCTGACGGCGCAACCTGGACCGATAAGGCGCTGCGTGCGCGCGTCGCGCTGTACGTCGGTAAGGCTTTTTCGCGCTATTGGACCGAAGATCGCCTACAGAAGCTCAGTGATCTTGATTTCGCAGAAGAACGCTGGTACGATGTAGGCGATGAAGTCGAATGTAGCGACTGTCCCGCGCTAGCCGCTATGGGTTGGGTGCCATTAGGCACGATCAAAACTGTGCCAGGTGCTGGCGCTACCGAATGTCTCGGTAACTGTCGCTGTCGTATGAGTTATAGGTGATATATGGCTACGCGCGGTTTGGTAATTAATCGTTGGGTAAACACTATCCCGATTAAACAATTAGAAGCTAAGCAAGCAAAAATTATGCTACGCTACGCTACCGAAGTTAAAGAAGAAGCGCAAAGATTAGCCGTAAAACGTGTTCCGGATAGTATGGCTAAAGGCGTGAAAACTCGCAGACTTGTTAGCGCTATCAAAATCGACGGTCCTTATGAGGAGAATAGAACCACTAGAATTGGTATCTATGTTGACGAAGATGAGACGATAGCTGAAAGAGATGAAACGGGATCGTCTTACGCGAAGTTTCAAGAATTTGGTACAGGTATGCACGGTCCTAAGGGTCACATGATTGTGCCCAAAAAGCGCAAATGGATGGTTTGGGATCAACCAAATTATCCATATCGCGGTAAAAGAGACAAAGTTATCGCGCGTTTGACTTCGTTTAAGACGGTCAGACGTAAGGGTAGAACGCACAAAGAAAACAGAGTGTATACTATTTTCGCGCGCGAATTGAAAGGTGTTAGACCAAAACTTTATATGAGAGGCGCGCGTCAAAATAAAATCATTAAGTCTAAATACGAACGCGAGCTAGCCTCACTTTACAGAACTCAAATAGTCAGTCTTGTTAGTGTAACGTCTAGCGCGCTACGAGCTTTTATGCGCTAATAAAGGAGAAATAATCATGCCACCTACTACTCCGGTTCTTTTGTATTTCGATATTCACGTCGAAATTGACAGTCTTGGCAGTAGTCAAGAATATATCAAATGAGGTAAAATTGTGCCGTATCTAGGCATATCCGATCCTAATTTGCCGATTAGCGTGCAAAAGCTGCCCAAAGCCTTGCGCGAATTATGGGTTCGGGTGTTTAATGAGAATTACGATGCCGCAGATGAGGGCAAGACATTCAAGATTGCCTGGGGCGTAGTGCGAAAAATTCAGACGGCACAAAAGGCACGCGAAATGGTTCCGATTGATTTGGATGATGTGCGACCGTGGCTGCTAGGCGAAAAGGCTACTAAGACTGATGGCGGTCGCAAGTTCAGCAGTTCGGCGTATCTGTTTGTGCCGGATGCTGAGAAGCCGTCAACCTGGAAGATTCGCATCGAAGAAACTCCCGGCAATGTCACTGTCACGCAGCTTGGTCGCGCGGCGGCTGCGCTGAGTAATGGTGGTTTTAGAGGCAATCCAACGCAAGACATTTCTGATGAACGCAGTGCAATGGCTAAGAAGCTGATTGGACTTTATCGCAAGCACGACGTTGCTGATGCTGATATTCCGGATTATTTGTTTGACATCGCCGGTGTCAAGCCGCGCGGTGAAAAAGCGTGGGCCTTTGCGCCGAGCACTAGCTTCAAGGCTTATCAGCAACCTGATGGCCGCACGCGCTGGTCTTTGATTACTAGCGGTGCATTTGAAGATCGCGATGGTGAAATTCTTTCGCACGCTTATCTGGCAGATGCGCTAGAATATGCCGAAGCCAGCGGCCATCGTGGCACATTGAATTTTTGGCATGTTAAGAACTCCGATATTGGCGTCTGCGATTTTCAGATGCTGATGGGACAGCCAGGATTGCTATTTGAGACAGGCTTATTCGATGACACACCCGCGGGGCGTAAGGCGGCAGCGTATTACACCGACCACGCTCCTGAAACTGGGGCAAGTCTTGAATTTCTATGGATCGACCGAACGCCAGATGGCGTTTATAATCCACCTGGCGTTATAGTCAGACGTAGCCTGCTTCCGCGCTCGGCTGCGGCCTTTCCCTGGTCGATCTTTTCATCTAAGGAGTCACTGATGGCTAAAAATAAATCAGAACAAGTTGCCGAATTGGCTAAAGTTCTTGATATCGGAGAAGATGAGGCCGCTAAGATGGTCGCGCATCTCGAATCAGGTGCTAAGTCTTTGGCCGATTACGGTGTCAACTGGAAAGAAGTATCATCGGAAAGCGCAGACACCGCGTCTGTCGTAACCGATGACGTGGCAACAGATGCTCAACCGCCCGCGCTGGATGAGGAAACTGTGGTCACTGAAACTGTAGTTGCCGAAACCGTTGAGGAGTCCGCTGAGACGACTGTTGAAACAGAGGCAATTGCAGAGGAACCCGTTGCCGCGCCAGCAGCAGCGCCGGAAGCAGTTGAGGTTGTCTTTACGCCGGAGACCATTTCAGCATTGGCTGAACAGGTAATGGCTACGGTGGAAGGCAAGCTTACTGAACTGCGCACAGCATTGGCAGATATGGCGAAATCACTCACCGATTTGGCACAAGGTGCTCAGCAAACTGAACTGGCTATGACGGAGATCAAGTCTCATGTCAAGTCACTTCAGGAATCTGATGAAGCCAAGATCAGCGCTGCGGTCAAAAATCTGCCGCGCGCGACGGTCAAAAGCATGCAGATGCCCGAACGTCCGTCGCAGCGTCAGCCTGATCCTGAGCTGGCTAAAGACGAGTCAATGCTGGCAAAAGCCAAAGCTACACTCTACGGTTAAGCGAAACATTTCGCTAGGAGCATTACTATGGGTCTGCAAATTGATTCCGACCTGCTGATGAAGGCGTTGATGAATCTTGCTGTGAGCAGCAATGTCAATACGCCAGTCTTCGGTCGCAAAGAGTCTTCACTTACCGAATCGACCTTGGCGTCTATCAACGGCTGCTGCGGTCTGTTCGATCCGTGTGGCGACAACGATCTTCTGGCGTTTACGCTGGAAGGCGAAAAGTTGCTGGACTGGATTGGCTGGAAGGCCAATAACGAATGCCGTCAGTTCGTCAAGCTGCTGTCCTACGTTGGACCCGCCGATACTTCAGTCGGTCGCGAGGCTAACGGCGCGATTGCGGCTTGTGCCGATGCGCCGGGTGTTGAATTCGGCACCTGCGAAGTGCTGCTGCCTGATAAGGGCCGCATTGCCCGCGCGGGTCCGGTGCGTGATCTTACCGAGAACAATCGGCGTGTTTGCGATGAGTGGCCGGTATTCACCAAGCAGGGCGAACAGATCAACGATGAGTTGCTGTGGTCGCTGACCTTGGCCGGTATCGCGCTCAAACAGGACTTGAAGCGCATGGTCATCAATGGTAACGCGAGCAACACCGGCGAGTTCGCCGGACTGGAAGCGCTGGTCAATACCGGCTACGCTGATTACCGTTTCGGTCACGCTTGTTCGGCAATGGACTCGACCGTGATCGATTGGAACGATGCAGCCATTAGCGCAGTTGGCCCTAATGGCGTGCATTATCTGGTTGATTACATCATCGACATCGTGCGTCGAATTCGCACGCGCGCTGCGTGGGCCAATCTTGGCGGCATCGGCGCTGGCGACATGATTTTGACCATGCCAGCTTATCTGCGCGACGCCCTGCTGGATACGTTCACTTTCTGGACGATTCAGTCCGGTGCGCAGTATAACGAAGTCAACTTCTCTAACTATGAAACGCGCACGTTCCGCAATAGCTTGAATGGTGGCGTTTATGGCGACGGTCAGATTTTCGTTGACGGCACCGCGATTCCGATTATCACTTACGATTGGCACTCGATGGGTCAGGTAGCTCCGTACTTCACCGGCGATATCTACGTGCTGACGCGTCGCATCGGCAACATGCCGGTGCTGTGGGGCCAGTACATCGACATGCGTGATCCAGCCAATGCCTTCGCTAATCAGGCGGGCTATGCACATTATCGCTCTACTGATGGCGGAAAGTTCTTGACCTACTGGAAGACCGACAATACTTGTACCGAGGCCACGGTTCTGATGCGGCCTAATCTGTATCTGTCAGCTCCGTGGGCTTGCGCTCGTATTATGGATGTGGCTGCGCATCGGCCTCTGAATCCGATCAGCCCTGATCCGACTTCCAGCTACTTCGTTGAAGGTACGCTGACTCCGGCAGCTTGTCCAGAAGATTATCTGGTAACGAGCATGGTTAGCTAAATGCTAAAGGGGACGGCTGCAAGGTCGCCCCCTTTTACTATGAAAAACAATAAATCAAATGTAATTTCAACAGCGCTGTACATTATAGCGTGGTTGTTAGTGGTGATTTTGTTATTTAGCGATCACTAGCGCAGTGCTGTATAATGCGCATGAACTTGGAAGTATAAACATGCGAATTACGCTAGGAAGACCACTACCAAATGGCGTTGGCCGTGTTTCACAGTGGTTCGATGAGCATCCAGAATGGTATAAGCGCTTTGGCTTATACGCTCACAATGGTCTGGATTACTCAGCGCCACTCGGCACGCCGGTCATCGCCGCGCACATCGGGGTCGTGCAAACTGGCAGCGATCCAAGCGGCTACGGCAACTACGTCAAGGTGATCGGTGCGCGCATGACAACGCTCTACGCACACCTGTCGCAAGTCACGGTGACGACGGGCCAGCGGGTACAGGCGGGCGAGCAGCTCGGGCTGGTGGGCAGTACGGGCAACTCGACGGGGCCGCATTTGCACTTCGGGCTGCGGATCGCGGGCGTGCGCAATCAGGCGTATGGCAACTGGCTCGATCCGATGTTAGGACGCATAAACGAGGAGTAACACATGGCACTTACACCAGAACAACAGAACATTGTCGCAGAGTACACCCGGCAGCAGCGGGCCACCGTGGGCGAGTTCGCACGGCTGCTCAACCACATGGCCGCGCTCGATGCGATGTACGACGGGCAGGTGACGGCAGCCTGGGCTTCGCTGGCAGTGGGCGACGTGATAGCGGACGGTTCGGGCCTCGCGGGTGTGTCCTCGCTGACGAAAGCCGAGATTGCGTCGATTGCGACGGCGATGCAAGCGATCCTGACGACCTACAATGGCGAGGCGCTGCGGCAACTCTACGTGCGCATGGCAGGCATTTCCAACACAGTGGGCTGATAAATGGCAATCACTCACAATTACGTGGACTATGGCGCTGGCAACGACACCACGGGGGACGGCACAGTTGGCACACCGTGGAAGACGCTGCAAAAAGCGTTTGACACGCTGACGCGCAACACCACCGACGGCAACCAGGTCAACCTGAAGGCTGGCACGGCGCACGTCAACGCGGCTGCGCTTGATCTGACGACGTTAATCGCAGGCGGAGCATTGTCTGGCGTCGCGCCGCTTATCATTCGCGGCTACACCTCGGCGGCTAACGATGGCGGCATCGGGGAGATTGACTGTGGCGGGGCGACGATGTTCGCGGCAACGACGTATGACTATATCATAATGGCTGACCTGGAAATACATACGTTTGGCGACAATAATGGCCTGGTGCTGGATCAATATGCCACCCTGTACCATTGCGAAATACACAAAGGGGTAAGTTCGCCATCTGGTAAATCTCTCGTCACGTTGGGTCTGTACTCTAAGGCATTGGCGTGTTATTTACACGACATTGGCGCGGCGGCTTCCAGGGGCTTGCGATTAAATAATAACGGGCTGGTTATGTCCTGCTACGTGGACATGGGGGCTGATTCTACGTCATACGGCATTGATTTATTTGGCACTTTTAGTTACGCAATTGGCAATGTCGTAAAGTGCAGCAATGTCAATCAGTACGCGCTGTTTTTGTCCGCCGCTGACACGGCAATCGGGAATATTGCGTATAGCTCCACGAGCAGCACGAAGTACGGCATCTTTTTAGACAGTGCTACCTCGCTTTGGAGCGTTGCATTGAATAATATCGTCGTCGGATGGAGCGGTGCAGGTGGCAGCAGTATAAAGTTTTCGGGTGATGCTCAACTGGTCGGGCACAACGCCTTCTACAACAACACGGCAAACTATACCGTTGTCGGTCAAACCTTCATCGACCTGACCGCTAACGACGTGGCGCTCGCGGCTGACCCGTTCACGGATGCGGCCAACGGCGACTTCTCGCTGACCGCGGCGGCCAAGACGGCGCTCGCGGCGAAGGGCTTTCCGCTGGCATACCTCGGCGCGCACGCGAACACGGTGCCGAATCTCAACATCGGGCCGATCCAGTTGGCGGCAGGTCGGCCTGCGTTCGGGGATCGCTCAGGGGGTAAGTTCTGATGCAAGTTGCAAACGGTTCGACAGACGTAAGCACTTACTTTGTCCTGCGCGACTCCACGACGCACGCGCCTAAAACGGACGTGACCGTAACCGACATCGACCTGTATTACGTCGAACAGGGCGCGGCGATCTCGGCAAAAGCCGACGCCACTGCGCTGGCTGCGGCTGACTCGGCACATGGCGACAATCAGGCGTTTCATGTCGGGCAAGGCTTGTACCGCATTGATTGGCCCGATAACTGCTTCAATGGCGGTGTAGGTAAGCTATGCGAGTTGATCGTCGTGTGTACTGGCGTTGATACCACGTTCCTCGAAGTCGAATTGACAGGTGTTGCACAGACCGGCGACAGCTATGCCATCGTCAACCATGCCGACTACGGCAACGCCAAGCTGGTGCGCTCAACCACTCCGGCGAACACTTTGACCGTAGATGCCTCGCACCAGGCGCTGGCACTGACGAACGCCGTCACGAACGATGCGATCACGGCGGCGGCGATTGCGAACGGCGCGATTGATGCGGCGACGTTTGCGGCAGGCGCGATTGATGCGGCGGCGATTGCAGACAACGCGATTGACAACGGCGCATTGGCCGCGGATGCGATCAGCGCGGCGAAGATCGCGGCTGACGTGACGACCGAACTGCAAGCGGGTCTTGCGACGGCAACCGCGGCCTTGATCCTGGCTACGCCTGCTAACAAGTTGGTTACAGATGCGAGTGGCTACGTCAAGGTTTCGGGCGTCAAGAATACATTAGACTCCCTGAATGACATTGCTGCTGGCGAAGCCATGACGCTGACTGCCGCCTACGACGCAGCTAAGACCGCCGCGACACAGACCAGCGTAAACGCGATTGATGATTACGTAGATGCCGAGGTTGCGGCAATCAAGACAGTCACAGACAAGCTGGATACGGCACTGGAATTGGATGGCGCAGTATATCGTTACACTACAAATGCACTGGAACAAGCGCCAACTGGTGGTTCTGCGCCTTCAGTTGATGATATTGCAACCAGACTGCTTGTTACACCTGCTAATAAGCTTGCCACCGATGCTACTGGCAATGTCAGTCTTACGTCTGCCTATGATGCAGCTAAGACCGCAGCCACGCAAACAAGCGTCAACGATTTGCCGACTAACAGCGAACTGGCAACGGCGCTGGCCGGGGCCGATGATGCTGTGCTAGCTGCCATCACTGGTCTGAACGACTTTGATCCGGCGGCAGACGTGGTTGCACACGTCACGCTCGTTGACACGACGACGACGAACACGGACATGATCGCGGCTGCGCCAAGTGCGACGGACATCAAGACCGCATTGGAAGCCGATGGATCGAAGCTAGATCACCTGTGGGAGATGACAGAGGACGATGGAGGGGTGCGGAGGTTGACGGCTAACGCGCTTGAAGAAGGATCATCTGGTACTGGTTTGGACGCTGCTGGTGTTAGAACGGCAATTGGGCTTGCTACGGCAAATCTCGATACGCAGCTTGCCAATATACCGGCAGATGTTGATACAGAGCTTTCTGCAACACACGGTGCTGGTGCGTGGGGCGCAAGTATGGGCGCTAGTTCAGTTACGTATACTGTAACCGTAGACGGATTGCCAAAGGACGGCGTGTATTGTAGAATGACTAGCGATGCAGATGGTCTTGTCAATATAGATGCCGGATACAGCAATGCATTGGGTCAGGTGACATTCTATCATGACGTACCTAGCGGTACTACGGTATATATTTGGCGACAACTGGCAGGTATTAGCTTCACGAACCCGGATACTGAGGTGATTCCGTGAGCGATTGGGTCGGCAGCGGTTCAGTAATTTCAACGCCTGAATCAAGATCATGTCTTGAATACCTAACCGTTGCCGACGTACGCGCTGAGTTTGGTGACGAAGTAGCCGAAGATACCGATATCAGCATTCAGCGCCGCATCGATCAAATGTCTGCGTTTCTGGAAGATCAGATCGGGCACACTTTTGGACGAGCCATGATTGCGCGCTCTAGCGACGCCGATACTGTGTTGGTTACAGCTACTGAATTAGAGATCGGCGGTGCGCACTATACATTCGCCGATTATCCGACTCTGTCAGAACTGGCTTCTGCCGTAAACGCTACTACGGGCAATTACAGCGTAGAACTGTTGCCGCGCGTTCGGCCAGACACACCATCTACGCTACTCGCGCTGCATAGCGTTTCGGCCTGCGGACCGGATTACGATGATCGTACGGTTTTGTGTACGTCGTCAATGTACACGCGACTTACCGGACAGTACCAGTCACACATATTCTTGCCACTGGCGCTAAATTCAGTTTCTGCCGTCGTCGAAGATTTGGTCGCGCTGGCAACAACCGACTATTGGGCTATTCCTGGTGATGCGTGGCTGATTCGCAAGGCTTGCGGTTGTAATACGACTTGCGTGCACGCGCGCGGTCGTTGGTCAGCCGCTTATCCTGGCAATATCGCAGTTAGTTTTGTACCGTCATTTTGGGGTCGTGTGCCGGGTTCATTAAGTGGACTATTGCTAGAAGCTTTTAGCGCACGAACAGGTCTGGCACCATTCAACTCTGAAACGTTCGGTGACTACAGTTACAAGCGGCCAGCGGCACCCGTAGCTGGCTGGAACGACATTTTGGGCAGTGGCGCATTGCGACAATACGCAACGCGTTTTCAACCGTAGGTTAGTTTGAGGTGCTATGACTGCTAAAGACGGCACGCCGCAAGCGGTGTGCTTCTATCCTCGCTTTGCTTCGCACGAATTAGGTGGCGTAGCTGTACATATCCGCTATCTGGCGCGCCATCTACAAAAACTTGGTTTTACAATTGTTGATACACCAGACGAAAACACGCTTATTCACGCGCACGCACAAGCGCGACCTGAAAACATAACGGTTTACTCAAATCATGGGATTTACCCGATAAAAGACAAAATGCCAGCGTGGCAGATTGGCACCAATGCCGCGATCTTCGACAATCTAAAACTAGCTACTGAAATTATTGCTGTCAGTAACTGGACGGCTAATCAATGGCAGCATTTGGTCGGACGTCAACCGCATATCATTCACAATTCAATTGACATGGATGAGTGGCATAGTGCGCCTGCCGGTCAGTGGCGCGCACGACTAAAAGTGCCGAACAAAACGCCGCTAATTTTGTGGGGTAAGACTTCGCTTAGCGATGTGCTTGATCCAACACCGCTTATTGAATTGGCGCTTCATCATCCTAATATGCGCTTTGTCGCGCCATTGACGCCGCGCATGTTAACGACAAGTCTAAAAAACCTTTCACTAATTGGTCAACAGCCGTTTGAAGATATGCGCGCCTTGCTACAAGATTGCGATGTCTACTTGGCTACTGTGCAGGAAAATCATAGTATTCAAGTTCTGGAAGCTATGGCGCTGAAAAAGCCAATTTTAGGTTATAATTGGGGCGGTACTGGTGAAACGTTAAATATTTCAGGCCAAACGCGCGGTGGCATTTTGACAGAGCCGCGCGATCTTATCAAATTGATCGCGTTATTGCCTGAAGTTTACGAACAGCGCGTCAAACTCGGTCAAGACGGTCACGAACTTGTTGCTGAATATTTTTCAGCAGCCAAGCAGATGCCTAAACTAGTAGAGGTGTACAAGATGGCGCTAGAAAAGAAACCAAGACAGTCTCGCGCATCACCTATAGTGCGTTGTTCAATCGTTATTCCGGTTTATAATAAGGGTCCCTACATTGGCGAAACGGTCAACAGCGCATTGCGTCAGATCAACGCGCCCAAGCACGAAGTCATTGTCGTCGATGACGGTTCCACGGATGATTCGCTACTAAATGCAAGACGTGCGGCTGAAGGTCGCACCAATATTCGCTTTTACTCACTGCCTAATGGCGGTGTTTCAGCGGCGCGCAATTTCGGCATAAGTCACGCGAAGGGCGAATATATTTGCTGTCTTGACGCCGATGACTTGATCGATCCTAATTTTCTAAGTCGTCTTTCAGCAGCACTGGATGCCGATCCTGGTCTTGGTATCGCCTATAGCGATTTTGTAGCTTTTGGCACAAATCAAAGAGGCATGCCATTTGAAGCGCCAATAACCTGTGAAGAATACGATTTTGAAAAACTCAAGCGCGGCAATCTCATGCCGTGCTGTAATCTGTTTAGGCGCACGGCTTGGGAACGCGCAGGCGGCTATAAGCCAATCAATCCGTCGTGGGAAGATTACGAACTCTGGCTGAACATGGGCAAGCTTGGCTGGTATGGCCGACGTGTGCCGGGTCATTTGTTCAAGTATCGCAAAGTGCCGAAGACTGGACGCGATTATCAGTCGCAGGGGCTGGAATGGAAACTGCGCGCGACGGTCAATAGCTATCATCGCGATCTTTATCCGCCGCTAGTAAGCATTATCATACCATGCTACAAACACAGTCATTTTTTGCGCACCGCCATTGATAGCGTTCTGGCGCAGACTTTCAACGATTACGAAGTGCTGGTTGTAGATGACGGTAATGATGCTGATGAGCTAAACTCAATTCGCGAAATTGTTGAAAGTTACGCCAATCCAAACGTACGCGTGGTGCGTCACACACAGAATATGGGTCTTGCCGCCGCGCGTAACACTGGCGTAGAGATGGCGCGCGGTCAGTGGATCGTACCGCTAGATGCTGACGACAAGCTTGCGCATGAGTTTCTGGAAGAAGTGTTGCGCGCATCTGAGCAGTTGAATCCCAATCGCTTTGTCTATGCAGACACCTATTTGTGGTGGCCGGATGCCGATCCGGAAACTAAGCTGTTAGCCGCCAACGATTACAATTTTGACGAAAGTCTTAGCAAGATAACGTGGTCATGCACGATTTTGTTTCATCGTGATGCATGGCAACGCGTTGGTGGCTACAAACCGCAGATGTCGGAACTTGGCGGTTGGGAAGATTGGGAATTCGCGATTTCGTTGGGCGAAAACGGTATTTGCGGCGTGCATGTTGCTAAGCCGTTATTCTATTATCGCCAACATTCTAATACGCAGATGCGCATGCAGGCCGAAAGCAATAAGCCAGTCTTGCAAGAGGCGATTCGTCGCTTGCATAGCGAAGTTTATCGCGGGGAGAGAACTCAAATGTGTTGTGGAGCAGGTAAACGCACGCGTCCTGTAGCGACCGTAGATCAGACCGTACCCGTTGCGCGTACTATGCCGCAAATCGCAGCCGCAACTTCAAACACGAATGATCGTGTTTTGATTCGCTATGTCGGCACGCATCTAGGTTCGCAGACCTGGGTCGCGCCAAGCGGCGAACGCTATCGTTTCGGCTTGAATGATCCGCTGCAAAGGGTGCGCTATGAAGATGTTGACTTCTTTATCAGCCGCGGGCCATTTAGACAGGTAACAGCATGAAGACGTGGTTTATACCAACTGTCATGGTGCGCAATGAAGAACATCATATTGCGCAAGTGTTGCGACCGCTTGTTGCAGTTTGTGGTCACGTCATGCTCGGCGATACAGGTTCGACTGACAATACCGTAGCGATTGCCAAGCAAATCGACGGCGTAGAAATTATCGAATACGGCCAGCAATCGCAAATCGGTCTTACTGAAACGCGGCATAATTTGGGTCTACGCGTCAAAGAAAAAGGCTGCAAATGGCAGTTGCTGTGCGATGGCGATGAACTGTACAATGTAACTACGTTGCAACACATCGCGAATGAAGGTATGCCGAATGACAAGTTGACCGGCTTCACGAAAATGAAGTCCATCGATGCCGATACAGATGGCTCGCTTTGGGAAATGAACGACAAGTTTTCGCGTGCCGCGCTTCTGCCAGCCGATACAACCTGGCATGGCATCTATCCATTCGATGTACCGGACTGTTATCGTTACGATGCTAAATACTATTATTTTTCACTAGCGCAGGGCTATGAATATCACGCCGTGCATTTGCATCGCTTGACACGCAGCCCGCAGGACGCCGATGTAGTTTTGCGCATGACAAAACAAAAGCAGTTTGCCATGCGCGACGTAATTGTGCCGCGCACGATTATCTTCGATCTGGATTGGTGGTGCCGACAATGAGTTTGCCGAAAATCAGCGTCATCATTCCATCGCGTGATCGACCGCAGGGTTTACTGGCCGCAATTGAGTCAATTCGCGCCACGCAGGGCGCTTACGACGTTGAAATTATTGCGGTGTTAGATGAGCCTGACGAGCTTAGCCAAAAGACTTTGCTGGACGAACATTCTGACGTGAAGATCGTCATTGGTGGTCCAGGCGATTATTATCTTGGCAAACCACAGGACAAATACAATCTCGGCTACGCAGCTTCGACTGGCGAATGGATTGTTACCGGATCAGACGATATCACGTTTGAGTCGCAAGATTGGATCGGTGAGTGTCTGCGCTGCAATCGCGGCGGCTTCGTCGGCATCAGCGATGGCGGTCAAGATGTAAACTGGTGCTGTGTTATCCATATGGCGTCGCGCGCGTATATTGACACAGTGATGCGCGGCTATCTCGGTCTGCCCTGGTATCATGTCTGGTGGGCCGACGTTGAGTGGACACAGCGTGCTAAAATGTGCGGCTTGCACGCCGCGTGCACGACGATCAAGTTGACGCACCATCACTGGCTGCGCGGTAATGCGACTAAAGATACAATCGCGGAACTGGTACAACAATTAGCGCCGGAAGATCAGAAGACCTATACCAGGCGTGTCGCGCGGCGCTTTGCAGATGATTTGCCATGAGGTGTGTAATGGAAAATACTTTTGATCGGCTAGAACGCGTTGAAAATCTACTGCGCGCTATGCTAGGTCGTTCTTCGCAGCGGCTCAGCGTCTTGATTACAGGCGGCACTGGTACGTTAGGGATCGCTCTAACCGAAGCGTTTATTAATAGAGGTTATACCGTAACTGTTGTTAGTCGCAATCCGCATCGTCAGAGTCAGTTCAAACAAAAATATCCTAACGTCGAGCTATATTTGGCCGATATTTGCGATTACGAAACCATGCTGCGCGCGTGTACCGGCAAGGATATTGTTATTCACGCGGCGGCTCTGAAGCGTGTTGATATTGGCGAAAGCGAGATTGCTGAATTCGCGCGTGTCAACATCGACGGCACTAAGACTGTAGCAGATGCCTGTCGTGCCGCAGGTGTTGAACGCGCGTTGTTCATATCTTCGGACAAGGCCGTCAGCGCGCTGAACTTTTACGGTGTCACCAAGGCCGCTGGCGAACGTATCTGGCTAGACCATCATGAAGGCAACAGCAATCTTGGTGTGCGCTTCAGCGCAGTGCGTTACGGCAACGTAATGGGTTCCAACGGCAGTGTGCTGCAAATTTGGCGCGAACGTTTGGCTAAGCAGTTGCCCATTGTCGTGCGTTCACCAAGCACAACGCGTTTCTTTATGCGCGTTGAAGACGCCGTGCAAATGATTTTTGACGCGCTGCTCTACATGCAGGGTAACGAGATTTTCGTGCCGCTAACTACACCAGCCTTCGCATTGCATGATGTAGCTTTGTGCGTTGCACCGCGCAGCGAGTGGTGCATAGAACCGCTAGGCCCGCGCGAGAAGCAGCACGAACTGCTTGTCGCACCCGGCGAATATTATGAGACTGTCAGCGACAGGCTGTGTAAGATCATTCCAGATGTACCTGGTGACTTTACGCTACCTGATTGGGCTTGTTCAAGGACGACGCGTCAGCTTGACGGTAAGACGGTGATTGAGATGCTGGAGAAAAGCGATCATGCTTGATATTTTGCTTATCGGTTTAGCGGCATGGCGTTTGGCGCATATGCTGGTCAAAGAGGATGGCCCGTTTGAAATGTTCAGCAAGCTGCGTAAGTTAGTTGGTATCGAGCAGATTGTTGTGCGAGACGGCGATAAAGTTGACGTTGCGCTAACAGCCAAAAACACGCTGGCGGAAGGTTTGCTGTGCGTGTGGTGCGTATCAGTGTGGACGGCTACGCTGTTGTATGTCGGTACGCTGATCCCGCCTTTGCACGCGCCGTTTATATGGTTTAGTAGCATTTTGGCGATTAGCGCGCTAGCTATCGTCGTGCAGGAGTTTGTTACAGCTTTGCGGGGAGAAGAATAATGATCGATTCGCCGTGGGATAGACCGAATGTAGCCAATGAAATCGATGCGTATTGGGCCTGTCAGGATGAAACTGCCGCGCGCAAAGTTGTCGTGGCAGATTTGAAGCCGCATTTGCATGATGGCGATATTATGGATATCGGTTGTGGTAGCGGGCGCATTTATGAGACGTTGCGCGACTTTGACATCATCAAAGAGCATCGCTATCGTGGTTATGATAGTTCACGCGAGATGATTGCCATTGCTAAAGGTCGCTACAAGCGCGTCAAGTTTGAATATGCTGATCTTATGGATATCGATCAACCAGCAGCCAACGTAATTTGTATCAATGTTTTGCAGCATATCGATGATTGGCAGACGACTACCAGCAAGATGTTGGGACTAGCCGAAAAGATGCTCTATGTCGTCGCGTGGTTTGGCAGCACGGCTAGTCGCAAATACGATAGCGGTACGGGTTTCTGGAATAACTGGCTGGATCATCAGAAATTCGTAGATTTTTGTCAGCCACACGGTATAGTTATCAGCCGTATGAATCTATGGGGTACGGTGGGTTCTGTAACAGTCTACAAGTGAGTTGCAATGGATAAACCAGCATTTGTATATTCAATTCAACCGAATCCAGATTACGGTTACATCGTAGATGGCGAACACATTTTTTTGCGACCTATGCAGCCTAATCTACGAGATGGTTATTACGTGACGCGCTGGCGCAATCACGATAGCGCGCGTGTGGCGTTTTGGAACACACAGATTGTCACGCCGGAAAGTCATATCAACTGGTTGAATAAAAAATCACCTTATGATATGGTGTGGATGGGTTGTAAGCACGGCACGTCTAAACCGATTGGTATGGTTGGCCTAATAATTGATCCGGCAACGCATAGCGGAGAAGCTGGCCGTTACTTTGTCGATCAAGATGAGCGCGGTAACGGTTTTGGCGTCGATCTTGATAAGCTGGTTATCGCGACGGCATTTCAGTTGTTCAACCTAAACGCGATTTGGCTGGACGCTTGGGCGGCTAACGAAACCGCCATGAACATGCACATCAAGAACGGTTGGCGTGTAGCCGGTTACGATATTGCCGGTCACACACGCGTCGATGGTAGCGTAGTACACATGATAATCACTGCTAACGACTGGCATGTATTGCATGCGCCGTGAATAGTGGTATGATACTGTCATTCTAGCGAAAGGCTGGTTTCATGATTCAGGTTCTGCAACCGGCATATACCGAATCTGACATTGCCGCAGTTAGCGAAGCCATGCGCAGTTGCTGGTGGGGTTTGGGTCCGCGCTGCGTTGAGCTTGAAAAACAGTTGACCGAACGCAGCGGTTATAAGTACGCCGTAACTGTTAATTCGGCAACATCTGCGCTACATCTGGCCTTGCTGGCTAACAATGTTGGACCCGGCGATGAAGTAATCGTTCCAGCTCTGACATTCATTTCAACAGCGCTTGCAGTTACGTACACCGGCGCGACGCCTGTATTTGCAGATATCGATCCAACAACGCTGACGCTGGATTGGCGCGATGTGCGTTCAAAAATTACTTGGCGCACAAAAGCGGTCATTCCGGTAGACTATGCCGGACAGCCTGCGTGGCCGAGCGCGCTGCCTGCTAACATCACAATTGTTGAAGATGCGGCGCACAATGTGCTTGGTTCGCATTATGGCGATGCCGTTTGCTATTCATTCCATCCAGTCAAGCAACTGGCTACGGCTGATGGCGGCGCGATTCTTACCAACAATGCGCAACAGGCCGCTAGACTGCAAGCGCTGCGTTGGTGTGGTATAGATCGTTCAACGTGGCAGCGCAGCGGTAAACGCTATTCGTGGGATTATGATATTGCTGAAGTTGGTTATAAATACCAATTCAATGATATACAAGCTGCATTAGCGCTTTCGCAGCTAACACGTTGGGATGAGATTGTTGCTAGACGCCGCGCGATGGTAGATTACTATTTCAAAGAATTGCGCGGCATCGATGGTTTAGAATTACCAGCAGATAGTGCCGGCCATACCTGGCATCTGTTTGTCGTGCGCGTCGCGTCAGAAAAGCGCGACGACTTACTGGACTATCTGGCCGCAAAAGGCATTGGCGCAGGCGTGCATTACAAACCATTGACGCACTATAAACCTTATCTGCAAGAGACGCCGCCGTTGACCGAAAAGGTTTGGCGCAGATTGGTTACGTTGCCGCTACATCTCAATCTTAGTGTCGAAGATCAGGCGCAGGTATGCACGGCTATCAAGGAATATTTGGCTAAGTGATATGGCAACACTAGCACAACTAGCACCACGCATTTTTCGTTTAGCTAATCGTCGTTACGGTAAGCCGTATATGACAGTAGTTAGACCAGTCGATGATTGGAATCTGCCGAACGACTTTGCTTATGATCCAGACGTAGATGCGGTGCGCAATTCTAACGGTACAGTGTTGCCTAATCCCGAAGATTATTGGACATCTGATGTTGTCTATATTGTGCCAACTAAAGCTGACTGGCGCGATGATGTAGCAGAACTCTTTAAGGTTGTCGCCGGTGGCATGCTAAACGAAGGTACATTGGAATTGTGGATTGCTCAGGGCGATATCAGTAAAGTAAGAGCCGCACATTCAGTTTTGCTGGATCGTCGATGGTATAATGTCGAAAATCAACAGGAAGCGCCATCAGGTTATCCTGGTACAGACGGCTTGTGGAGCCGGGTTAGATTGCGGGGTAGGTCATGATACTGGAAGTTTTTGAAAGTATACTCGCGGCCTACAAGACTGAATTATCTGTTACGACTAGCAAGGGCTATCCTAACTGGGCGCGGCCAGATTTGGTAACACCTTGCGCGGCGCTAGAGTTCGCCGGATTTCAGCCGTATAAAGATCGTATCGGCCAAACGCTCAGTACATCTAGCATTACATTTAGGGGCTGGCTTTTCGCGCGGGATGAGCCACAACTATGCGCAATGGTAGATGCATTGATCGAATGGCACAGAACTGACGGCAGCGCGTTTGAAGCGGCAGCGCGACGCGTAGCCTGTATGCTGCAAGCTTTGGAACGCCATGATCCGTTGACTAGCAATATCAACGAGACGCATGCCGTAACTTTCTTACTACAAGTAGTCTACTGAGACTAAGAGGTAAAAATGGCTCGTATCGCATTTAATGCCGATTTGGACCTGCGACAGCAATATCTGTCCATGCTTTATCATAAGATTCCTGGCGAAGCAGCTTGGACGCTTATCGATCAGGGCAAGGTCAGCACGCCGTCGTCTAAGGCTGACGAAAAAACCTACAACCGCATCGGCGATGAAAATCAGGTCAAGGTCGCTGGTCAGATTACCACTGACGTGACGCTGCAAGTCTATGTCGATGATAATCTTGACGAAGTAGCCCGCATGCTTGGTTTCGTTCGTCCTGGTAGCGGTTGGTCGGGCAGTGAGGTTATCAAGCTCGATCCGACTAAGGTAAGCGATCTCAAGCTTGAGAGCTATAACGGTGTTACGGCGGGCAGCACGCTGCTGTACACCGAATACATCAATCAGTTCCGCCCGATGAACTTCTCGGTGCCTGAGGACGCTGATGGCGACGTGCGTATCGCTGAACTTAGTGGTTCGTGCGCCAGCTACTACATCGTACCTGAGTCCGGAACGTAAGTTTGGCTGGTAAAAGCGGCAGGGGCGTTCGCAAGAACGCCCCGGTGTCTGATAGGGGGAGTATGGACAATAAAGTCACGCTGACCGATGCGGTCGGCAACGAAATGCTGTCGTTTGAGGTGGACGGCAAGCAATTCTATGTGCGCCAGCCGACGCCGGAAGAATATGACGACGCGATGGCGCTGCAATCCTTGGTGTATCGCAAGACGCTGGCCGCACCGCACATCAAAGACGTTGCTGATGTGCCGTGTTCTGATGGCGAACGCGCCATATTTCAGGCTATGATTGATGACGCACAGCGCAGGTTCGATGAATCTGAGGATGAGGTCGCAAAGCAGAGTCTGGCACAGGAGCTGGCTCGTCTGCAAACCGAACTTGAAGGACGCACGCTGGCGGAGGAAACGGCTTCCGATACCGCAGCGCTAAAACGCGACCGTTGGCTATGTGCGCGCTTGCTGTGCGACGCTAACGGTAAATCGTTGTTCGACACTGCCAGCAAAGACTTTGAAAAACGTTGGAACAAATTGCCGGTACGCATCAAGAATGAGGTGCGACCGCTTATCTGGCGCGCATTGGCATTGGTGCGTGAAGCCCCTTTCTCGTTGGACCTCTAACGCGCGCACACATCAGACTGGCCGAACGTTTTGGTCAGACGCCTTTTCGTGCTAGTTGGGCTGACATGAGTGCAGCTCAACTAGCCGTTATTTTAGCCGCACTACAAGACAGAGAGGTGGGCGAAGCTGATGCTAAGGCTAAGCCACTTAAGGAACAACCGCGCGTTTCGCGCAGTGTTATGCTAGAATTAGCAAAACGAACCAATCAAACAGTTGTTGACGCTAAGGCGGAATAACGCATGGCAGTAGATCAATTACGCTTCGATATCATTATCGGGTCTAAAGACTTCGATACCACCAATGCGAAGGTCGCTAAAAGCATCACATTGATGGATGATCTTGGCAATGCTACGCAGTACGCCGTCAACAAGATGGCTGAGCTAGCGGCCAGGGATATCAAAGTCGATGTTACGGGCAATGTTACACAAGCCTCATATAAGAAGCAGGTCGGCGATCAAGAACTAGCCGCCGCGCGTCTGCGTCAGCAAATTGAAAACGCAATTTTAGACCGTAAAGAGGTTGATCGCGCGGCAGCCGCAAAACAACAAGCTGCAAGTGACGTTAGCGGAAACAAATTTGCGGTTGAAACGGAGCGTAAGCAAGCCAGAGATTTGCGCAAAGAAGCCGCAGATTTGCGCGACCTGGCAAAAGTAGTTGCTGCCGAAAACGCCACTGAAAAAGATGCCGCTAAGCAAAAAATGGTTGATGGCGCTCTGCTATTAGCCAAGCAAAAAGAATCAGCGGCTATTCGATTAGAAACCTCAGCGAAAGAAAAAGCAGATAATCAAGCTTACCTCAACTCGCGTTCCGCTGCATTGCGCGACGAACTTAGACTCAAACAGTCGGCTCAGCAGAGGTCCACAGAACAGGTGGCCGCTGCGCAAAGGGAACTTGCGCAGAATATAGCTATAACTTCAGAGGTAAAGCGACAGTTAGACCTAAAGCGACAATCATCCGGGCCAGATACTCTTATTAAAGATACAAAAAGAGGTGGTCTGTCGCCAGAGCTAACGAACACGCAGGCTCTAAATGCCGAGTTGTCTGATACAGCGCGTATCAACGCCATCGTAGAACAAGCCGAAGCTAAACGCGCGGCCTGGGCAAACAAGATCACTACTGAGTATCGCGGCACTAATGCCGAAGCGCAAAAATTAGCTGATATCAGCGCCAGTCAAGGTGCTTCAGGTACAATCGACGTACCGGAAGGTCTTACTGGCGGCACATATCAATCTGACTTGGCTAATTTCACGCGCGAATATGAGAAGACGGCTGGCAAGGCTGGTAATACTACTAAAAAGCTTGGCCGAGAAGTTAACGTGGCCGACGCAGAAATGCGCGACTTTTCCATTGGCCTGCGTTCTGCCGTCTCTATGCTTGGTCATCCATCACTAGAAGGTTCGCTGTATTTCTTCTCACAAATTGGTCGTAACCTAAAGGGTTGGCCGCTTGTATTGGGTCTCACTGGTTTTGCGCTTGGTGGTATCATTGCCGGTTTGACCAGTCTTATTGACGAAGGCGCTAAAATCGATGCTGTCAGTACGGCATTTGAAAATCTATCAAAGAATATCGGCACAGTTGGCACGGAACTTGCTAAACAGGTAAAGGGCGCGGCGGGCGATGCAATAACGCTTGGCGAAAGCATGACGCAGCTGAATCGTGCCTATATGGCCGGTGGTGCAAGCTTTGCCAATGAATTGCCACGTCTGATGGAGATTGCGCGCAGCAGCGCGTTGGCTACCGGCAAAGATATCAACTACGTTTTCAACTCGCTAGTTACTGGTATTGCCCGCGGTTCGCCACGTCTCATTGATAATGCCGACATCTATCTAAAACTTGGTGATGCAGCCGGTGAATATGCCAAACAAACTGGCAAAGCCATCACGCAGCTAACTGCTGAAGATAAAATTATGGCTACCTTGCTGGCTGTTTTGAAGCAGGGCGAAAAGTCCATACGCGATATTGGCCTAAGCGGAAAGACATCGGCTGAAGACCTACAAAGCTTTTCGTCCGCCCTTAAAGACCTAAAGGCCGGTGCTGGAAAAATTCTTATTGAGATAGGAATTACGAAAGCGGTAGGCGAAACTGGCGATGTGCTAAGTCAAGCCGCGGATCGTTTGGCTCTTATTTCGCAATTCAAAAAAGACCTTGAAATGATTAAGTTGTTCGGTGAAGGCATGCAAGCCACCGAACTTTCTGGACGAGCAGCAGCAGCCGAATTAAACGCACTAAAGGCTTATCTGCTAGATGATGTTGAAGGCAGTCAGGAACTATATCAAATAGTTCTTGAAATTATGGCTGCCGCTGCTAAATTTAGATCAGAGCTAGAGGGTCAAGAACAAACCGACGTTGGTTGGGCAGAGCAAAGGACTAAAGATACTAAAGCGCTTGCTGCGTCTACCGATGAAGCCGCAAAGCGCATGGAAGAATTCAATACAGCCTTCAACGATGCCGCCGAAATGGATACGCCATTCAAGGAGATGGCTAAGGGTCTTGGTGATCTTGTCAAAAATATGACCGCCGCACTTTCGGGACTGAGAATACCTGAAATGAAGGGCGGCATAATGGAGATCGATACTGGCAGTTTAGAAAGCTGGCTACTATACACGCGCGACATCATCGGCGTTGAATCTGACGCCTATATCGCCATAGCCAATCTAACCAATCAGATTCGCGAACAGCAAAAGGCCATTATTGCCAATGCATCTGCGTATGGCACCAATGAAGGTAAGATGCTGTCTTTCGCCCAAGCCGCTTTTGGTGTCGATGCAACTGCCAAGACCATCATTGAAAACTTCGACAGTCTAACGGTTGAGGCTAAACGTTTCGTAACTGAAATCGGTACACTGAGCTTTGCGCTAGATGAATTTTACGCGGCACGGCGCGAACCCATTAGTATCAAGGTCGTTTACGATGAAGTTACTAAAGCACAGGACGCGCTAGATGATCTGGCGACCCAGATTTCACTTGCTGGTGGCAAATCAGATGCTGAGGCTTTTCGCGCGCGCGGCGTGGCCGTTATCACGGCCTTTGAACAAGGCTTGCGTGAACTTGGCGAAATCGATCCGATAACATTCCAGATACTGCTTGGCAACGCTTTGGCCGGTATTACTGCTGAGGGCGAACAGCTGCGCGAGCGCTATGAGGGTATCAAGGAAATCGGTGATCAGATCAATAATCTGATTCGCGATTCTAAATTGCCGAAACTGCCAGACATCGGTGAACTCACGCTGATGGTAGACACGTATGGACTAAATCAGTACATTACGCGTCTGCAAGAACTTGGGCTAATAGAGGCCAGTGCTGCCGCTAGTACCAGATCATTCATTTTTGAACTGGCAAATGAACGGCGAGCGCTAATGGACAGCGCCGCGGCGATTGCCGATCCTGCCGAACGTCTCCGCTTCCTAATTACGCAGCTATTCGGCGCTGATGCTGGTCTGCAAGAATTTGCCGATGGACTGAAAGACATTCCGGCAGACATCAGACCTGCTGTTTTGGCGCTTGGCGATTTGAGCGCGGCAATTGCATTTCTAAATGCGCAGAAGCTTGCGCCAGTAACGCTAGATGTTGAAATTGGCGCGCTTATTTCTGGTCGCGAGGCTATCGAAAGCGCGACCGAAGCATTTACAGATTACATGGAGCCAACGAAGGTTCTGAATCTGCGTCGCAACACGATTGCCGCTTACGAAGCCGATTTGAAAGCGCTTGGCAAACGGCAGACCACAATGTCTGTCGAGCAATACAATCTGGAAGTTCGCGCTTTACAGGGCAAATACACCACCATGCTCAATGACGCGCAAAGTTATTACGATTCGCTGGATAGCCGATCTAAGGAATCGGCATCTGCGCGCACAAAAGATGCTGGTGCAATAAAAAGCGCGATTGAAGCAGCCATGAAGACCGGCCTTGAAGTTACTGAGGCCGACATGCTGGCTACGAAAGCTGGCACGTATGAAGACACAACAATGGAGTCTGCGCGCCGCCTAAATGCTATCGCTGAGCGTGGTTTTTCTGAACTAAAGGCGCATCCTGATTGGGCCGCTGCGCTACAAATTCCGCCAGATGTTTTGGGCGGAACTGAGGACGCACTAAAAGCGTGGGCTGCAAAGACATCGCAGGACGTGCAGGATTTAGCAGCCGATCCTAGCATGTATAATTGGGAAGCATTTGTTAAAAACTATAAAGAAGGCATAGACAAAGAAGCCAAAAAGGAGATTATTCTTGACATCGCGCTTGGCAAGCTAAAAGCAGCCGGTCTTATGGAAGGTAAGACCGATGCTGAAGCGCGCAAAGAAATTCTAAAAATGTGGGGCCTTGATGAACCAGAAGTTACATTCAAGACTGAGTTTCCTGAGGCCACTACCAGCGACAAAGCCTTGAGCGCGTTTTTCAAACAGATGCGCGATGGCGAACCGATTAATAGCGAAATTCTGGTAAGCGTCAAATCGACAGAGGGCGCAGGAAGAATCGTTGACACAGAACAGACGCCAACGGAAAAACTAGAAAGTTCTAAACCGCTTACTAGCACAAAAGCAATACAGACCGGTGTGGCGACTGGACAAATGGCACCAACTGCGGAGATGATAGCTAATTGGAATGCGCAGCTTGCCACGTTGTCCGGTGCTAATCCGGCGCAAGTAGCCACAATGCTGGCGCAGCCAGAAGCTGAAAAAGTATCTGTTTGGCGCGAACAACTCAATACGCTGATATCGGGTGATAATGCTGCTAAAGTCGTCACGACGCTGCTTATACCAAGTGAAGATAATCAAAAAAGTTTTCGCGATCAAATTAGCAGCGAATTCATCAATGATCCAATAACTGCTAACACCGCACTCGGTTTTCGCATGGAACAATTAGACGAATATCGCGGCGGTGCAGAGGCCGTGTTTATAGAACAACCTGTTACCGTAGATACAGCGCTTGGCGGCACGCTGGAAAGCATAGTGCTATTTCGCGATGGCGTAGAAAACTTATTCAAACTAGACCCTTTACAGATAGAAACTATTTTAGTCGGTCCAGACGGTTTGCCGCTTGGACCGTTACCTGAAAAGCCTGAACAGCCAGGATATCTAAGTAAACCAGAACAGCAAGCTAGTTATAAACCAACTGGCAAAGTTCCAGGTATGGCCTCGTTGATACCGGAAGATTATGCTAAAAGTTTGACGGAGACTATTGATTTGACGGGTCCAGGAGCAGACATTGCTTCGACGCTGTACACATCGATAATCGAATCCGTAAAGCAGCAGGAACCTGGATTTATTATCGCCAACTTTTACGCCAGCGATTTTCAGGCCAGCAAGCCAATTTGGCAAGCCATAGGAAAATCGGCTGGTGAAGATATAGCGACTGCAATGGTGACGGCAATTGAAAAAAATGTAGGCGTTGTACGCAAAAGAATCGCTGAAATGATCGCGCCAGAAGTGGCAACCATTCTTGCTATGTCTAGTAAAGGCGGAGGTGCGTTACCGTGACGCTAGAGCTAAAATTCGGCGAGACTACCATGCCAAATCCGCGTTACGATACGCCTTACGATATGGAGTATCTTGGTTTTGGCGTGCAGTTCAGAACGCTAGACACGACACTGAAAACGCAATTAATGGGTCACAAATATCGAACGCGCATTTACTGGAACGGACTTACCAAGGATGAGCGTGCGACTGTACTATCCGCGTTTGTTTCGCTGCTATCTACGGCTAGTGTTGTTACATTTCCAGACACGTCAACATTGACGGTGCAATCTATTATCGGTTCGTGGTCTGAACAAGTATGGTATAGTCCGTGGGCCAAGATAGGCTATTATGACGTATCATTTCAGGTAGAAGAAGTCTAAGATGCAGACCGTTAGCTCAGAGTTTGCCGCCGCGGCAGCCAGCAACACGCAGCAACCGATTTCGTATCTGGAAATATCGTGGAACGAAGACGGCGATGTTACTGACGCGCGCGCGGCAGCGGATTGGACCGACGAGACGGCTTACATGATAAGCCACAACGGCGAAATCAGTATTGAGCCGCCAGGAGAAAATCTTGTTGCCGCTGGCGATGTCGGTAAGCTAACGATCAGGCTGAACAATACTACGCAGCGCTATTCATGGCAAAACGAGGCTTCACCGCTGAACTTCTATATCGATACGGCAACTGGTCTAACTGGTAAACCGATAAGACTATGGCAGGGCTTTCGTCTTGCTACCGATGAATATGTTTGTATTTTTACAGGTATTATCAATCAATGGACTGAAGATACGCGCGCTGGCGAAGTAGAAATATCTTGTCGCGATTGGGGCTTTCGCTTTTTACAAGACAAGCGTTCAACGGCCTTGGCAACAGACAAACTGCCGAATGAGTGGACAGCAGAAATGTGCGCGCTAGCCGGTATTACATCGGTGACATCGGATGTCGGCATCTTTAGAATACCGTATTGCTGGATGGATGACGAAAGCGTCGTCGAAGAAATATGGCAGGTGTGGGAAGCTGATGGCGGCTTAGCTTATTTCGATCAATGTGGCAAACTACACGGCGAAAGTGCGTTACACTGGTTTACTTCGGCTAACGATGTTATTCGCTGGAACTTCAACGAAGGCACGTATGTAAATTCTGATCCAGAATTCAATGCCGATGCGATTGCTACCAAAGTTATTGTGGAATGGTCTGGTCGTAGGCCAGGTCCAGCGACTATGGTCTATCAGCTAGAGCGTGCACGCGAGATCATGCCCGGCGAAACTATTAGCTGGACTGCGCGCTATCAGAACGCGGTCTATCGCCTCTTTACACCGACACCTGGCGATCCGTATAACGATTATTGGGCTGAAGGTTACGGCGGTAGAAATCTTACCGATCAAATCTCGGTTACGCTGAGCGATGAATATGCGCAGCAGTGCAAAATAACCATTAAGAATAATTCCACATCGGCTATGGTTGTTGTTACGTTTTTGCAGATACGCGGCTTTCCGCTGCTAGGTGGTCCGACAGAACAAGAAATAGCCTTGCCGCCAGCTAAGCCATTTTCTTTTGAAAGAACGCGTTCATTTCGTGGCAATCCATATCTGCAAACTGAAAATCAGGGCGCGGCGCTTGCCAGTCTAAAGGCTATTCAATGCGCTAGAATTCATCCGACTTGGCGCATCAACGACGTATTAGGCATACCGCACTTGGAGCTTGGCGATAAGGTGCGTTTTATCGATATGCGCGCGCAAGGTACAGGCAACACGATTGACGCCATTGTTATTAGTATCTCTTGGGAGTGCAGCACAGAACGCGGTTTCGTGCAGCGCTTGAAGGTTTTCGACATTACAAGCATGATGGCTTACGACTACGATGATTACTTTATCATCGGCGAAGATATCTTGGGCGAATATAAGAGGGCGTACTACTAATGGGTTATCACGGCGTAGCGCCAACATTTACTCAGGGTCAGATCATGTCATCTGGTGCGCATACCAACGCATTGCAGAGATATATTCAGGCGCTGCACGACAGTTACTGCGGCCCTAGAGTACCATTTCACGGCTTTTATCGTTATTGCAGCATTGGTTGGGAACGTGGCTGTGATTATGTTGGAATGATAAGGCATAAGACCAATCGTCTGTCCTACATCTATGAGATACGCGACACTGGCACGGCGGAAATTCAAATCGACTCGAAAACAGTTCCAGGCTCATCGCACACTGGCGCAGGCTCGTATCAAGCTGCGAATGTAGACATCAGTAGTCTTGGCTTAACGGTTAACGATTTCTATTACGTGCAAGTTGTTGGTGACGCAGATTTCACGCTATTAGATATTCACGAAGTTTATAATCCTAGCTATCCGCTTTTGTCTGATTTTTCAGACGATGTGCAGCCAACGGAGGCGCAGTTTCAGGCATTGAGCACTTATGCGGACATGCTAGACGTTGTTCTAAGCGCGCCGCGCAACTGCGGCAACGACTGGAAACACGTAATTGCGTCGCTTTTACAAGGCAACGTTGAGCACAGTTGCCGCTATCTGTCGTACAGTATTCGCGTAGATGTGCCGCAAGCCGAACCTGGCAGTGGTAAACGCGCAACGTGGGTCGAACTTTTTATCAACGGCACTAAGGCTTTGCATTTGCGTGCTGGTAAAAACAACGGTCCGACAGGCGATTATGATACGTATTACCATTGGGCTGTGCCAGATTATGATTATATATTTGAAGGCACGCTTGATCTGGAAAAGTATCCTATTGGCTCAGTAGTTGACTATGGGGAAATATATATAATATCAATTACGTGGGGCGAGGAGGGCCATCCGGATGATTCTGGTGAAACAGAACTAAACTATGTCTATGAAATACCAGAGCCAGACGCCAAGATAGATGGTTTTGTGTCTATGACTTCGTGGGCACACGGCGCGTTAGTTCGCGGCAACATCAATGCATATAACGATCCGTGTTTTACGGCCATAAAAAACAATTTGGAATTGCTTGGTAGTCACGCCACCTATCTAAACTATCCCACGCGTGTAAAAGTTCTCAACGATGGTTTATACAACGTCAGACGTTATCGCTGGTTGCACGTATTGGCGACGTGGGACCCCACACCGGATGCAGAACATCCTAACGGCAAGTCGTTGGGTGGCGAAATTGTCTACACGTATCGAGGCGAGCTAAAGCAAGTAAATCTGCCATCGCCACCGGATCAAGCGACTTATGGCACATGGATCGCTTGCGATCTTGATTCGTTTGAAGGTCTTTACGTTGGTGTATACTATTATCTGCACGATGTCGATTACGCCATTGAGGACAAGGACCCCTAATGCCTAAGACCGATCTTGTCAGACGAATTGATCAGCGCAGTCTCATAGATGGCGCTGGTTTTGGCGCGGCAAGAGCTTATTTGTCTGGCGCTATCGAACAGCCGTCCGGTTCATTGGCGGGCTGGACGATAGAACTAGGTCATCTGTATTCTGGCACGGGGCCGACGCGCACCGGACTCATGCCGGGTTCCTGGCCGTTCTACGCTGGCGCGGATATGCCAAACGACGCGCCATTCAGAGTTTCTGTTACGGGCGCGCTTTTCGCGAGCAACGCAACTATAGCTGGCGAGATTACAGCTTTGTCTGGTATCATCGGTGGTTGGACGATAGCTACTGACCGCTTATACGCTGGCTTGGGCTCTAACCGCGTAGGATTAGCTCCAGGCAGTTTCCCATTCTATGCAGGCGCAGAAGACCCTGCTATCGCGCCGTTCAGAGTAGATACACTAGGCAAGCTAACAGCAGCGGACGCGACGATTACTGGCACTGTCCTGGCTGCTGGTGGCACAATCATCTTGGGCGATAACGGCTTCTGGCTTGGCGATCCTGACTACGGCACTGGCTTGACGCTAAACGAAGTAAAAGATGTATATGGCGTAGGTACCGGCGACTTCGGTTTGCGCATCTACGATAGCGTGGGCGTGCCGCACATATCGCTAATAAGCCGCGAGGGCAACGTGCCATATTTCAGATTAGGCACGCAGAACGCAGAAACGTGGCTGCAATGGGACGAAAACGGACTGGAGCTGAAGGGCACGATCACGGCGACGGATGGCCAGATCACGGGCGCGCTGTACGTCGGTGCTGCGGCACCGCGCATCCTGATCGACGGTACGAACAAACTGATCGAGAGCACGAACTACGTGGCAGGATTCGCCGGTTTCCGCATGAGTGGAGTGACCGGGTCCGCCGAATTCGAGGACATTACTGCAAGGGGCGCCATCAAGACGGCGGTTTTTCAGAAGAGCCTTGTCACGGCATTCGCCGGTTCGCAGGTGGTCTCAAAGTCGGCGTCCACGGTCGCAGTCGCGGTCACGCTGTCCGGCACAACCTTCCCGTTGATCGTCAAAGCGCAGGATGGTGCACCGTTCGCGGACGGCGATCTGATCTACATCAAAACCGAGACGCTGGCAACGTATGCCATCGTCAACGCCGGAACTGCCAGTGGCGACAACTGGGCCTACACCGCCACCTATCACAGCGGCTCGGATACCGGGACTATTCCTGCCGGATCGACGGTTGTTGATTACGGGCCGGGTGGCGCGGGACGGATTTACCAAACGGCAGACGCGGAAAATGCACCTTATCTGTCGATTGCAACGCACGACATGGCCGCACCACCCGTGTGGACGGAGCGCGTCAGACTCGGCAATCTGTCAGGCATCAGTGGGGCGAGTGGCTACGGACTGTGGACTGACAACGGCTGGTTTACGGGGACGGTGACAGCTTCGGTGATTCGCTCGGCGGCCACCGGGGCGCGCATCGAGATGAACACCGAGCGCATCTTCGGCATCGATGACGGCGGCAACGTGCAGTGGTATGCCGAGACTGCC